GCGATCTGAATAAAGTTCAGCCCACCCTGCTTCACTCCGCCAAATGCAACCTCATATTTACCTCCGTAGAACACGCCGTTTCCCCAATCACCCCGGTTGCTGTCCAACACTTGTGTAATCGCGTCGGCATACAACTGAACTTGAGTCCCTATGTTGTCCAAGCGATCTTGCGAAATTCGTGCCTCGATCACCATGTCCGCATCTCCCGAAAACGCCCGGAACTTCTCGCGCAATAGGTTGGCGATTTTGTTGCAGTAGACACAGACCATCGGATACTTAATAGCGGTGCTGTGTTCCGCCAAGTCTGGCGGAACGTTGAGCGCCATAATCTGTTGGGGCGCAATCGCCGGCAACGCTATGCTCTGCTCGGCTGCCAGTGCCGCCACCGAGTCCGGGACACCCCCGGTCGTCGCAGCTAGAATTGCTATTAATTTGTTAGTGCTTAATGTACCGATCTGCAGCAAGGCCTAGCCCCTTTCAATCACCCGGTGATCTGCCAGAAACCACGTTGGCTGCTGACCTCGGCCTGGTGGGACCCCTGCTCGGAGCGCCGTAGCCAACGTCCACGTGCTGCCAATCGCGATCGGGCTGCTGTTTTGCAAACTCGTCGCCTCCGGCGCATCTCCGACATACGCATTCCAACCCGCGGCGCTCGGCGGCGGAGTCACTGCGCTCACCACCAGCTGCTGCCCCGTGGACGTCGTGAGCTGGGCAACCTCACTGGCGCTTCCGAACTGCCCCGTCTGATTCACCCATGCCACCGCCACATAGTAAGTCGCGGCCGGCCCGCTTCCTGGAACTGTACTCAATACCGGCGCCAATGCCTTCGGGATTGGCCCGGAGACTAACCCTACTCCGATCTGTAAGTAACTATCTTGGCCCGTCTTAGCGAGCTTTTCATACTCGGTCCATTTCCCCTTATACCGGTCGTTCAGCTGATTGTTGTATGCGTCCCGATACACTAGCGCCAGAGTCTTATAGGCGTGCCAGCGTCGTAACGGGTCGGTGACAACTACGTCGCCCACTCCAATAGTTGGCCCGACGTTAACGGCCCAAATCGGATCACGTTGACGGAAACGCCGCGTTAGGAACAGTATCAGCTCATTCGCAACCTCCCCTTGCGCCAGCGCGCTCTTTCCTGCCAGATCTATCTGCTCAGTGTTCGCCACTGTCAGAATGGCGTTCTCGTAATTTTGAAGGTCTAACGCTTCGTTGATGGGTCCGTCCGTGAACAAAGCCATGGCGCACCCAAACCTCAACGCTTCTCCGGCCGGGAGGCGTTCTTCATCGCTCGAAAATCACCTTCCGACACCACGTTTACCTGGATCTTCTGCGCCATCGTCCGCTGATCTGCTTCTTGGCGTGCCTGTTCCATCGCCGCGCGGTACTCGGCAACTTCCTCGGCGCCCGCCAGTCGGGCGCGTCCTTCCAGAATCAACCTCGCGGCGTTGCTCCGCGACACTTCCGACTTTTGTCCTGCCCGTCCGCCATCGGACGTTTCATGGCTGACCACCATCACGTGTGCGTCGGTAATTTCTTGTTCGATCTTTCGCAATTTCTGGTAGAACAGTCGTAAATCCATGTTTCTCCCTTCGAGTAACGCAGGCGGTTTCGCCTGCGCACCCGTTGACATCGAACTTCACTTGCGCAGCGGCTAACTATCAACTTGCACGCCGAACGTATTGCGTAGAACCGCGCATCCATACAACACATCCACGGTGAATTGCTGCGCCAATGTGTTCGGCTGATAGCTCATCACCACACGCAGCCCGAAGTTGCCCATCTCCGCGTATTCCGCGATGGCACCGGTTCCAGGCAGCGGTTGAGGCAGTCTGCGGATTACCAGGCCGATCCCATCCCTCGCGAAAGCTATGTTATGCGTAGTTATCGGCGCGCTGCCGGTCTTAGATACCAGCTGGGAGCGGAAAATGAAGAAGTCCTTTAGCTTACCGACCGCGCCATCCACCAGCGCGCGAAGTCCAGCCTCACCGGCGGAATAATATTCGCTGAATCGCGGAATTTGACGCAGTGCCGAGTAAGTGACCGGATCAACCACCAGATACTTCCCGGCGCTGGCCGGCACCATGGCCTGGAACAGCGATGTCTCGGCCTGATCCACCACGGCCTCCGTTATTGCAACTCCCGGAAGGCCTACCGCCGTGTTAGCCGTGAATTGCGAATACAGGTTCAGAAGATCGGATTCGATTCGCTCCGCTAAGGCTACTACTGCGGGTTACATGTACAACTTCAGAAGGTCCGGTACCGCCAGCACCTTGGTCACGTCCGGAATTTGAAAGGTCGCCTCAGCGTGCGTGTTCAGCACGATCTGTGCGTTCCCCAGGTTCGGATTCTGCGTCTGAACCGTCCCTCCCTCCGCGATGTTGTTAGCCACCAGAACAGCGGGAATTGGAACGTTCACCGTGTCCCCGGAGTGCGCCAACGTCGGTTCGTAGTCCCGGTTGACTAAGTTACCCATCACCAGATTGGTGACAAGCGCTGGTAATGCGTCCACTGCCACTAATTTCACAATCGCAGTTGCGACGTTTGCTGATGTAATTATTCCCATCGTTTTTTCCTTTTCTTGTCGTTTTCATTCTGTCGCCCCGAGGTGCCCGCCGTTCAACGGACCGCTCACCCCAGCGCTTATCAAAGACCCCTTAATGCCTGACTTGCCACCCGCGCGATCTCCTGTCGAGCCTTCTCTAGATCCTCCTTGCTCATGCCCACTCGAATCTTGTCCAGATCGATCCCACCTCCACTCGCAGCGATCTTCGGCGCCGATCCCATTCCCGATCCGCCCGTGATCCGCGCCGGCAGCAGCTCCGGATTCTCTTGTACGAACTGCGCCAGGTACTCGCGCACTGGAACTTCACCCTGCCCTCCCCTGGCCGTCAGCCGCCCGTCCTCTCCGCGCTGAATGTCGTCTTTAACGGCACGATACGCTAAGTCGACTTTGGCCACGCCCAGCCGCTGCAACTCCGTGCGAATCGACATGCTTCGATCAGCCTCCTCCGCCATCTGGCGGCTGCGCTGGTTTTCCTGAACCAGGTCGTTCATTCGCCGCTCCAAGTCCTCGCGGCGTTTGCGCTCATCCAGCAATTCAGCCTTGTATGCGGGCTCTGCTTTGATCTGTTGAGCGCGCACAAACTCCTCGATCACCCCTTGAATAATAGGGCGTAAGTCCGTACTTTCTTTTTTCGGATCTTCCATAAACCTCCTATGAGTGGGGCAGGCGCTTTCGCCTGCCAACAAGTTCTTCCGCAGAGCTGTTAAGTCTGTTGATCAATCTCCCGGCCAATCCTGTCTTTCACTTCCTGCCTCACGTCACACAGGAATTGGAAAGCCAGTTTCTTGAACACCTGTCTCTGCAATGTCGGCGACTTGATTCCTAAGCCCAGAAGCGTTTGCGCATCAGCCAGCTCCGTGCCAAAATCGCCGATGTCGAATTCGTCCATGCCGGAGACATCCACGCTTAAGTCGTCCTCCCGCGCCGCTTCAATCGCTCGCAGCGCCCGCTTCATGGCTTCTTTCACAGCATCGCCATAAGCACGCAGCACCTCTTGCGTAATTGCGAAATCTCTTTGCTTGCTGAGACCCGACAGCGCCGTCGCTCCCGATAGCGCCGCGCCCGCGTGTGCCACGTGACAAACCCGGTAAATCTCCTCCTGCAGGCGCGCCAGGTTGTCGGCCGCAATCTGATAGACGTGGCCTTCCGGCTCAGTCCACCCGAACCGGTCCTGTGGACCAAGTTGGATGTAGTAAGACTCACCCATAACCTGGTTCCAATCACGCTCCGAGTACACCACTGGCATGGCGAACAATCCCATTGTTAGTGCCCATCCCAGCGCGTTTGACTTATTGAAGTGCTCTAGCTGCAGCGATCCCGCTTTGTTCAACAGCCACAGACCCTCTGACACGCGAAGCTCCACTAACGGAACTCGTTCCTGCTTCGCCAACCCGTGTCGCCCCTCGGACAGAACTTCGATATGGCCGCGCTCAGTACCCTGCTCCGCCTGCTCGTAGATGCGGTAGTTCTCTTTGTCGTAATACACCCAGCGCGTCAGCTTTGTCCACGCCGCATCCTCGATCTTTGCTTTTCTGAGACTTTGCGTCCTCAGTACCACCCACTGGTAGTGACCGTGCTCGTCGTAACTCCAGTTAATCAATTCATCCGCCGCGTAACTCACCAGGTAGGCTCGCGACGCACCCCGCTCATCCTCTTCGGCCCGTGTTCCCGCCGGATGGCCGAGCCGGGGAAAATCGATCAGGATAAAACTCTTACCGCTTACAAGTGCATCGATGAACTGCCTCCGGAAAAACTCCGTGACGCTGGTCCCTTTCAGGTCGCAATCCTCGGTAAACTCCGAGTAGAAGTTTTTCGCACGCTCGTTCTTTCCCTCAAACGCCAATACCGGCTCCCGGCGGAAAAGCGTGGCCGTGTACCAGTCCACAATTGAACCGATGTAATTCTCATAGAAGCTGCGGCTCAGCCTCTCCGCATAAACATCGCCTGGTTCCTTTTGCCGGCGGACTAAGTACCGGTCGGCATTCATCTTGAATTGCTCCCCGCCCGCATATAGATCCCGGTATTGCCGCCACATGGCGCGCTTATTCGCGTAGTCCGGATGCTCGTGATTGATGTCGAAAGTGCTGCTGCCCGTATTCATCTCGTCTCTAAATCAGCCGGTTGCTTTGCTCGCCGAATGCTGTCTGCGGCCGGCATTCCTGCCAGATCAAATAGCCCAACGCATCCGACAAGTGCGTCCGCTGCGAATCCTTGTCCTTATCTATAACGCCGCTGTCCGGCTTGAACGT